CTCCAAAATTAACAGAAAACTGTATTCCTTTCTGTTTAACAAAAAAGAACATATTACTTTCATTCCAATAATCTGTGTTTAATATCCCAGGCATTGCTTGTAAAACTGGGTCAAACTGATAAGTTGGATCCATATACAGAACACTATATCCAGGAGGAGTAATCACTCGCCATGGTGTTTCTAATTTCAAAAGAACCTTACACCATTCTTCAGGTAGATGTTCTTTCATTGTACTATACTGTAATGATGGGTGAGTTTTCCATCTAGGTAAAACTTCAGGTCTCTTTTGAAACTTTCTCCAGTCGCCGATTTCTTCAGTTGTAAATCCTTTACCTTTTAAGTATTCATGTATCTCTAAAGCATCCGGATCAACCGTTGACAATTTACAGTAATCGCCATTATCTTCACCATCTTTCGCACCCAAAACACTTGCATCATTAGTGGATGAATGCGTTAGGATATTGGCACCGTCTAATGTAACTGTACAAATTGAGTTCGCCCAAAACGGCATAGTATATCCAATTGTCAGAATGTCTTGCATACCAGGACAACTTTTGATAGTGTGATTGTGGGTATTAAAATCTGGATGTATTCCGTGAGGAGCAGTTCTCTGAAACTCATTAGAAAGAGGAGCATCAGTCTTAAAATTTTTAGGTAACTCTTTGAACCATCTAGGCATGAACTTACCGGTAGGAACAGGAGGTGCCCATTTTTCCATACCTTCTACATGAGACACATATTGTATCTTAGGAGGTTCATATGCTTTCTTCTGCAACCAACCTGCAAAATCATATATTACATCACGAACACTCATTTAATTTTCTTCCTATGTTTTTCTAACACTTGTTTTGTTTTGATTTCCGCATTTGTTTTAGAGCGGTAAGAATCCAAATTAGAACCAGGATTCTTTTCTGCAATCTTTGACATGACTTCTTTGAATCCATCCGATTGTTTATCTCGTACAGAGACACCGCCAACAATTGCTGGCGCAGTCACAATGGACTCCAGATGTGGGTTTGTTTTTTTGAAATCGTCCAATTCAGATATTCTCATGAAATGGTCTTCGACTTCTCCAGTTGCTTGATTGATAAAACTATATGTTGGCATACTTACATCTCTATTTAGATTAGTGCATTTGCTTACGCTTGAGTTCTTCAAGGTGTTCAATTACTTTTTGCCAGTAATCTTTGAACCATGGGTCTCTCGCACGGTCTCTCGCTAGTTTAAGAAAGATGAGGCGTCTTTCAATTGTAGGAATATTCATACCAGTAAGGCACCTCTCGATTTTTCCATTTTGCAAAACCTTTCTTCGCTTCACGATAGAAGTTGCGATATGCTTTAATACTGTCGCCTTCTACCATACACTGAGGGAACTGCTTCATTGCTTGAGGCGGTTCAACAAAAGGTGTGTTAGGAATGTTTGTTGGGGGTGTTGCTAAAATCTCGTGTAACAGCGTATAACTGGAGTGCGGGTGTCCATATCGATAGACGAATTCTCGGTGCAGTTCCACCCAGAGATTGTACAACCAGAGATAATGAGACTTAGACTGGCGAGTCCAAACACCAGACGGATGATTGACATGACATGCTTTGTATATGATGTTCTCATAATTGTCTGATAGTTTCCAGCGTTGTACTTTACGACCGTTCTTAGATAGACCTGTGTATTGCACGCCGTCAAGCACCCTGTGGGCGGTTGACATAAGTTGTGCATACTCGACAAGCATCTTAGACACATGTGCATCTACATGCCACTCAGCACAGGTTTTAGGGTCATTGTGTAGATAGAAAATATTCATACTCACCTCTGTATCATATATGTTACATTATATAGTTTTATGCTCTATATGTAAAGCATTATTTACATACGCTCTTCTAGTTTGCGCTGTAACTTTCTCCAACGCTTGACTGCTTCTTTCTTCTTGCGTTGCTTTTTGTCTGAAGGTTTCTCATAGTGAGAACGCATCTTGAGTTCTTTGAGAACTCCTGCTTTCTGTACCTTCTTCTTAAAGATACGCATTGCTTTTTCTAAGTTACCATCATAGACAGTAACTTTGAGACCTTCATCTCTAGGTTTGTCATTTCGTCTGTTGTGTTTGTAGTTTTGTCTATTCATTCTCTCAATATACTCTATAGTTTTGCTTTTGTCAATAGACTTTTCTCATATTTACCAAAATTCATGGCAATAGTTACTCTGTCCTTAGACAACTCAAAATTACTCTCGTTTTTTCTAATGTAGGGAACGCTATGTAACAAGTATCCAGGAAACAAAACTAATGTACCTTTTTGTGCAAAAGAACGGTAATCTTTAGTTGTTACTGGTGTTACATCAGTTACATCATAGTGGTTATGAAATGTCCAAGTATTAGGATTCAAAAACAAAGTTGGAGTTAAATCATCTGTTGCATAATATATCGCACAAACTTCATGTACACCGTGATTATGTGCTTCTTGAAAATGATACCCTTCAACATAACGATTGAACCACATTTGAGTGATATGATTTTTTTTATTTGGTTGATACCAACCAACATGCATCATAAATTCATTAGCATACTTTTCAATCACTTCTATAAATGCAGAGTTTTTTCTTGCCAACTCATGGTTAACTTTTTCGTTTTGAAATGAAGTTAATAATTTACAATCCCAAAACTTAGAGGCGTGAGTTTCATCTATTCCCTCAGACAACTCACGCACAGAACTAAGTAGTAACTCATTATCTACTTCATCACTAATATCAATCCTCGCAATAGGATGAGGAAAAACATAATCTATATTCAATATCAAAACTCCTAATTAGATTTTATCAATATTATCATCATCTTCTTTTAGAAGATTGGTTCGAACTTTTGCAATGTAATCTCTAGGACTAAGTTCACCATTTAAGCGTCTAACAACTCTGTATTCATCTACAGTTAAAATCATTTTGGTATTGAAGTAATCGGATTCTGGGTCTCTAATTCTAACAGAAATAGTCCAATCCACAAAACTTTTTACATGATTTACTTGCGCTAACAGACCATTTTTTCTCTTGTCATCAGAAACTAACTCAACAATATCTCCAGGAAATAACTGCGAATTTTTAGGATATCTTTTGTTTCCATAATATACATATGTTTTGCTATCATCGATATCATCTTCATAAACCAGTTTAGCACCCAGTTCTGAAATTTCGTTCATATCAATAACACCAGCATCAATCATTCTCTTCATGTTCGCTCTAGAGAATTCAGTAGGAACTTTATCCATGCGAGTGGTTGCGATATCGGCATTACTAATGACACCAACTTTAGATGTTATACTGGCATCTCTTCTACCACCCGTAGGACCCAATCTACTTCCACCAACGGTATATTGAAACTTTCCGTCCGGTAAAACTTTTCGTTTTGTTTTTTCGTAATCTGACATTTTAGTCCTCTCAAATATTTGATACCTATATTTATACTCGCACCTGAGTTTATAAATACTTTCAGAGATATTTATAATCGGAGAATAACATGGCAAAGAAATTTTCGGAACTCAAAGATGATATCGTCATTGAGCAAATCACAAAATTGAATGAGGGTGTTTATGACCCAGGCATCTTCAAAGCATTCTTCTTAGCAGGCGGTCCTGGTTCAGGTAAGTCATATGTGCAGAAGCAAACCACTAGCGGTATGGGTCTGAAAGTTGTCAACTCTGATGACATTTATGAAAAGATGTTGAAAGATGCCGGCATGGATACAACACCTGAAGATATTTACTCCGATAAAGGTCAGGAAATTCGTGGGCGTGCTAAAGCAACTACAAAGAGAATGCAAAGCAACTTCTTAATGGGTCGACTTGGTGTTGTTATTGATGGAACTGGTAAAGACTTTTCTAAGATACAAAAGCAAGCGGCGGCGCTGAAGCAACTCGGTTATGACTGCTATATGATTTTTGTAAACACTTCAGAAGAAGTTGCACAAGAAAGAAATCAACAGAGAAAAAGAACTCTACCGAGAGAAGAAGTTAAAACGATGTGGATGGAAGTTCAAAAGAACATCGGTTCATTTCAGCGTTTCTTCGGTAGCAAGAACTTCATCATCATCGACAACAATGGTCCTAATGATGATGTGCTACAGATGGTGTTTAAGAGAGTTCGCAACTATGTTAAGACACCTGTTAAGAACTACATCGCAAAGCAATGGATTGCTAACGAATTGGAAAAGAAAAGAAGGAGATAAACTCTCCTTCTCTTTACATCCAGATTCCTCTACGCTCAAGTTCTTTCAAGCGTCTTTCTAAGTCCTCATAAGAAACAGACTTTGATAAGTATCTCTCGTATGGATTCATCTTAAATTCTTGATACCACTTCTTAATTCTTTTTAGCATTTTGAACCTCTAGCATTAACGCTTTTGCTTCTTCTATCTTACCCATTCTTGCGAGTTCATTTGCCGCTCTTGCACGTCCAGCGTTTTCAGCAAGTGCGATTGCACCTACGATAAAAGCAACAAATGCTACTCTTACTGCTGTGCAGAATTGACAACTAAACTTATAACCATAATCTAATATACCTTCAACAGACATTTCTTCTTTTCTCCTTACAAATATTTGTATAAAATTCTAGAACATCTTCATCAAAAAGATGTTCAGTATCGTTACGATATTCCATTCTGATAAAACGAACAATATCAGAATTGTTTGGTTTTACAAACCAGTTAATAAACTTCTTAAACATGACATTACCTTCTGTTAATAATATCGAGTTCTTCATCGGTGTACGGCCACACTTTTCAGTCTCCCTTACGCACCACAAAGCGTCTTCACACCCCTATGTGGAAGACCGCATATATAGTTCTATAGTTTTGTGAAATGTGCATTGTTGCAACGCACGATACTATATATACTTTGGTAGCACGGAAAGGTCAGTATTATTGTATCTTTTTTTGCATAACTGTTATGACAAAATTGCAACATGGAGAATAAAGTGAAAGTAAGATTGATTAGTTACTCCCAACCCCCTAAGAATGAACTTTATGTAGGTGAAGATGTACAAGAACTTATCGCATATTGCGCTAGAGTTTCAAATCCCTCAAATCAAAATAATTCAGAAACATCGGCAAAACTGCTTTCGTATCTAGCAAAGCATAAGCATTGGTCGCCATTCGAAATGGTGTCTGCATGTTTGGAGATTGAAACGACTAGAGACATTGCACGACAGATTTTAAGACACCGTTCATTCTCTTTTCAAGAATTCAGTCAACGCTATGCCGACCCTACTCAAGATTTAGAGTTTGAGTTGCGTGAAGCAAGATTGCAAGACAAGACAAACAGACAGAACAGTATGCCTACAGAAAATGTAGAACTACATCATGCTTGGTGTGACAAACAGCAATCAGTTATCGATGCCGCTAAGGAAGCATATGCGTGGGCGATTGAAAACGGTATTGCTAAAGAGCAAGCGAGAGCAGTGCTACCAGAAGGTAATACAATGTCTCGTATGTATATGAATGGAACTCTTCGTTCTTGGATGCACTATATCGAACTGCGTGGTGCAAACGGAACACAGAAAGAACACATTGAAGTTGCTCATGCATGTGCTAAAGCAATTGCAGAAATCTTTCCATTAGCAAACGATTTGGTATAACTATGAAAATACATTCATTATTCCCAACACCAGTTGCGGTTGTTGATTTGAAAAAATACTTTGATTGGCAAGACTTGTATCAATACTGTAAGAACCTCAAAAATGATGATATGACCAAAATTATGAAACATGGTCTTCAAACAGGTGATGGTGTCTCTACATACACATCACCAAAGCGTATATTAGAGCATGAAAAATTCTCATTAGTTAGAGGTAAAATTGACCAACAAGTTAAACTATTTTGTATCCAAACAGGTATTGATAATGTAGTATTAGGTAGAAGTTGGTTTAACATTCAAAGTAAACTAGGAACTACAATGCAACATAATCATAGAATGTCTGTGGTAAGTGGAGCATTATATCTGTATGCAGAAAACACAACTCCTATAACATTTAGAACTCCATTAAATCCATACAAGATGGGAGAACCAGTTATGGGAGGACACACCCAGTTTGATGTTGAGAGTTTCGATGTGCCGGCAGAAACAGGAATGCTTGTATTATTTCCTTCTTGGTTGGAACACTATGTTGGTGCAGTAACTACCGATGAAAGATGTGTGCTTAGTTTCAATTATCATACACATCCAGACTGGTGGGAAAAAAGACAAGGTTTAACAAACCAATATCATTCCGATACCGATACTCTACATGGAACACTAGACGCTGAAGCATAAAAAATTAAAAAAAATTCTAAGTGCTTGATTTGTATGATAAACTTTTTTCACTTTTCCCTTGACATTTGCCGAAACATGTCCTATAATGTATATGTAAGTTGAGAGAAAGAGAGAAAGGAACTACATTATGGCGTATATTTCACAAGAGATGAAGAAAGAACTTGCTCCTGCTATCAAAGCGGTTGCTAAGAAATACGGTGTCAAAGTGACTATCGGTATTGACCATTACTCTTCTTTAGTTGTTAAGATTAAAGAAGGTGCGCTTGACTTGATTGGTGCCGCTAACAAGCATCACGAACTTGAGAATGAGCGCCGTGGTTATAATCACTTCGGTGGTGTTGGTGACTACTTTGACATTAACCCTTACCATTCTGCTGATTGGTACAGAAAAGTCGGTGCTGAGAAAGAAGCAAGTTTCGTTGAAGAGATGATTGCCGCAATGAAAGGTACTAAGTGGTACGATAACAGCGATGCGATGACTGACTACTTCGACACTGCTTACTACTTGTCAATCAAAGTTGGTCAGTGGAACAAACCTTACATTTACACTGCATAAGGAATAAGTATGAATATAGAACAATTTTTCAATGAAGCATCCATGCACGATTGGTTCTATGACTATAGTGATGACCATCGTGTTTGGACTGCAGGTCGTGATAACCAGCAACGATTATACAACCTTGCTGAAGGTAGCGAAACCAAGATGCAAATAATGTCTGCGTTTCGTTCCTATGTTCGTGGTAATCGTGAGCGTCCTACCTTAGAGGAGTTTATTGCAAATGATTAGAGAGAAGACAGACCGAACACCTGTCATTGACCTGACGGGTCCTGATGGTAACGCATTCTCCTTGCTTGCTAGAGCAGAGAGATGGGGTCGTGACTTGGGGTTCGATACAGAAGAGATTATTGAAGAAATGAAATCAGGTGATTATGAGAACTTAGTCAGTGTGTTTGACAGGTTCTTTGGTGACTATGTTATCTTGGAAAGGTAAAGGTTTTTATTTTTATCTGAAAAGGGGACACCCTATATAGGGCATGGGCAACGACTTTCCGTTGCCGCTTCGGTAATAGTTACGGTAATAATATGAGCAGAGACATTTGGGTAATCAGCGACACACATTTCGGTCATTCGAACATCTTGACCTTCCGTGATGGTGGGTCAGATGGTCCACTCATTCGTGGTGCAAGATTTTCATCTGTTGAAGAGATGAACGAAACCATGATTGAAAACTGGAACAAGACAGTCAAACCAGGTGACAAAGTTTACCACTTGGGTGATGTGATGATGATGCCGAAAGAAAACTTCATTCTTCTATGGAAAAGACTGAACGGACAGAAGCGTCTAATCTTGGGTAACCATGATGATGCAAAGTTCTTCGCCAAGCATGAGTTGGTTTCTAAGATTGATGTATGGAGAATGTTTCCTGAGCATGGTCTGTTGTTGACGCATGTTCCTGTTCATCAAAGCACCTTATATGAGGGTCGCTTCAAAGGTAAAGAAGCATTCAATGTGCATGGACACATTCATCAGAATCCTGCACCCTCTCCTCAGCATATTTGTGTGTGCGTTGAGCAGATTGACTACACACCTATACATATAGAAGAGGTCAAAACTCTTTTGCCATAAAAAGACTTGACACAGACACACACATGAGTTACAGTTAGAACACTTCATTAACACAGACGCATAAGGAGATAACAGATGCGCTACTTGAAGAAAAACG